TATCAACTAACCTACGTATACTCAAAGATACCGTATCTTGCCCAATTTACGCTCCTATTCGGGAGCGGTTGCGGAAGACGTTATCTAGTATGCTTGGTCCCGTTGATACGAAACTGCTTAGTGCTTGCGTTAGCGAAGGTGGTTGGGGTAAGGGAGTCACTTCCTCTTGTAAGGGGAAATGGCTCACTGAGTACCATAAGTTTGAGGCACAACCTCAAGCAACTCAGGCATTTGCTGATTTGGCATCGGCGCTTATGCGTGATGTTTCTCCTCTCTGGTCTCAAGAAATTGGGATCATTAAGGGGAGCAAATTAGCATTCGTTCCTAAGGATGCTCGTACCCATCGTTCCATAGCAGTCGAGCCTAGTCTTAACATGTTCCTTCAAAAGGGCATTGGTAAGGCTCTGCGTCGACGTATGAGACGTCGCTGGGCTCTTGATCTCAACACTCAGTGTCGAAATCAGAACCTGGCTTATATTGGGTCCAGAGATGGAAGCTTCGCTACAATCGATTTATCGAGTGCTAGTGATACTATGAGCTACCGAGTCGTGGAGGATTTATTTCCTCCTGATTGGGTTGCCCTTCTTCGAAGCTGCCGAAGCAGCTTTACCATCGATGGAGAAAAAGAAATTTTTCTTCACAAATGGTCATCTATGGGTAATGGTTATACTTTCGAACTTGAAACTGCGTTATTCGCGGCTATCGTTAGAGAGTGTATTCCAGAGCACGACTGGTATGCAGGCAATTGGGCTGTGTACGGTGATGATATCATTGTACCCAGTGCAAATGCAAAAGAGACTTGTGATCTCCTTGCATACTTCGGATTTTCCTTGAATAATAAGAAAACCTTCGTCAACGGACCCTTTAGGGAAAGTTGCGGGGCAGACTATTTTCTCGGTCATCCTGTGCGGCCTTTCTATCTTCGTGAAGTAGATTGGCTTTCACTCTGCAACTATGCGAATTGGGTTCGAACCCATAAGCGTAGTTGGCCGATCCATCGAACCTGGAATACTCTCAACGGTATTTTGGGTACTAACTTTCCGAAGATCCCTCCCGGGATTTTCGTTGGAAGCTCTAGTTATCGAGGTCAAGTCTATCCTTTACCATGTCGTATACCTACGCATGGTTTAGTTGGGCTTGAGATCGACGAGTGGGATACAGAACAGGGCTATGTATCTAAGATCACCTCAAAAGGTTATCGCGGATACCCAGTCTCTGGGCTGTATTGGGAACCCCGCACAATCTCATCGACTAAAATCGATGGTGAATGCGCGGTTCTAGCACACCTTAGACTTCTCACGGCGAGAAGTTCCGATGTCCTATCCGAACCATGGCAGCTAGCCATGACGAAGGTAGGAAATTGGAG